AAGAGTGAATATATATAATGAAGAGCAGTTCTCGTTTAAAATTTATAATATAGGACTTAAAAATGGCAGTTAAAATATTACGGTTAAAAGATGGTTTTGATATAGTATGTGACTGTATTTTTGAAAAGGATAACAAAGTGATAATTGATAATCCTATGTTGTTCGAACTCAGAGGAACCAATTTAATGTTACAGCATTGGTTGCCCGTATATGTTATGAAAGGTGAATCTGTTGAAATAAAAACGGAAGATATCTTATGCACAATGGACTCAACTGACGATTTCGAAGAATATTATATTAATTCGGTAATCAGATTAAGAGACTCTGAGAGGAAAGAAAGAGAAGTGAATCTAGATGATGAGATACTAGCTGCTTTTGAAGAAAAGGAAATATCTAAATCCTTAATACATTAATATCATAGGGGAACACCGTGGACTTTAACACATGTCAAGCCCTTTGTCAACAACTTTTTATGGTACATTTGAATGAGTAAACAAAAACATTATATAAACAATCAAGATTTCTTAAAGGCACTTGTCGATTACAAGACCAAACGTGCTGAAGCCGAACTGACCGGCGATCCAAAACCAAAAATTCCCAATTACATTGGTGAATGTTTTATGAAGATTGCTGAAGGTCTATCACACAAGCCAAACTTTATCAACTATAGTTACCGTGACGAAATGATTTCCGATGGTATTGAAAATTGTTTGATGTATTTTGAAAACTTTGATCCCTCAAAGTCTACCAATCCATTTGCATATTTCACTCAAGTTATTTACTTTGCATTTCTACGCAGAATACAAAAAGAAAAAAAACAACTATACGTCAAATACAAAGCCACAGAGATGTTTGGTATTTTGGATGAGTTTGAACTGTTAGAATCGGAAGATGGTACTACCAAACAATTTGAACTATATGATAATATTTCAGAGTTCATTCAAACATATGAAGTTGCTAAGAAGGCCAAAAAAGCAGAAAAAGATGCGGCAAAGAAACCAAAAGGGCTTGAAAAATTTATTGAGGAGTGATATAATGAAAATAGGATTTAATTGTAGTACATTGGACTTGTTTCATGCAGGCCATGTTACAATGTTGAAGATTGAGAAACAACATTGCGATCATTTGATTGTAGCAGTACAATCTGATCCAACTATTGATAGGCCAGATAGCAAAAACAAACCTGTACAATCTTTGTACGAAAGGTTTGTACAAATCTCTGCTTGTAAATATGTGGATGAAGTATTGGTATATGAAACAGAACAAGATTTGGAAAACATTTTTAAAACACAGACTATTCATATTCGATTTTTAGGTGATGAATACAAATCAAAACCATTTACTGCAAAACAATATTGTCTTGATAGTGGTATAGAGTTGTTCTTTCATGACAGACAACATCCATATAGTAGTTCTAAATTAAGACAAAGAGTTTATGAAGCTGAGGTTGAACGAATGAAAAAATTAAATACGGAATATAATGAATGTCAAAAGTAGCAATAATAACTGACCAACATTTCGGTGCAAGGAATGACTCAACACTTTTCTTAGACTTCTATGAGAAGTTTTATAAAGAAACATTCTTTCCAACGTTGATAAAGGAAAAGATTGATACAGTGCTGATTCTTGGTGATACATTTGACCGTAGAAAGTACATCAATTTCTTTTCACTGAAACGTGCAAAACAAATGTTCTTTGATCCTCTGTTTAATATGGGCATACGAGTTCATATGTTGGCTGGTAATCACGATACTTATTTTAAAAATACCAACGAGGTTAATTCATCAGATTTACTTCTTGGTGAGTATGGTATCACATTAAATGTTATTGACCATCCAGCCGAAATATATGTTGGACCACATAAGATTTGTATGATGCCTTGGATTTGTGCAGAAAATTATGAAGATTCTTTACAAATATTAAAAGACACTGATGCAAAATTTTGTATGGGTCATTTTGAAATTGCAGGCTTTGCCATGTATCGTGGTATGCCATCTGAAGGGGGGTTAGACCGTGGAATTTTTAGGAAGTTTAGTCACACTTTTAGTGGTCATTACCATCACAAATCTTCTAGTGATGATATCTACTATTTGGGAAATCCGTATGAACTTACTTGGCAAGATTACAATGATTCTCGGGGTTTTCATTTGTTTGATTTGGATACTCACCAACTTGAATTCATAGAAAATCCAAACAAAATGTTCCATCGAATCATTTACGATGACAAAGAACAATCAATCAAAGAAATTGATGGCAAAGATTTAAATCCATACACAAATACATATGTCAAAGTGGTTGTAATAAACAAAAACAATCCGTATTTGTTTGACAAGTTCATGAATAACCTGTATAATGTAAACCCAGCAGATATTACAATTGCTGAAGATTTTACAGAATTAGAAGATGGTGATGAAGTCATTGATGAAGCCGAAGACACACTTACCATATTAAACAAGTACGTTGATGGCATTACGGAAGAAAGTATTGACAACGACCGGTTAAAAACATTATTGAAAGAACTCTACATAGAGGCATTGAATACTGAACAAGCATGATTTTATTCCAAAAGATTAAGTGGAAGAATTTTCTTTCAACTGGAGCTCATTTTACTGAGATTGATTTTACCAAATCTAATAACACCTTGATTATTGGTCATAATGGTGCAGGTAAGTCCACAATTTTGGATGCACTGTGCTTTGGATTGTTTGGTAAACCTTTTCGTAAAATCAACAAACCACAGTTACTAAATTCGGTTAATGGTAAAGAAGCTGTTGTTGAAGTATATTTCAATATCGGCCAAAAGAAATACAAGGTCATTCGTGGTATTAAACCAAACGTATTTGAAATCTACCTGAATGATGTATTGATGAACCAAGATGCAGCTGCAAAAGACTATCAAGAGATACTAGAGAATAATATTCTCAAATTAAATTACAAGTCTTTTACGCAGGTTGTCATTCTTGGTTCAGCATCTTTTGTTCCGTTTATGCAGTTATCGGCTGCTGACCGTAGATCAATCATTGAAGACCTATTGGATATTCAGATATTTTCTTCAATGAATAATGTTATTAAAGAGAAGAATTCTGCCATCAAAGAAGAGTTGAATAAAGCCAAGTATGCGATTTCTCTTACCGAAGAAAAGATAACACTACAAAAACAAAACATTGAAGAACATAAAAAGAACCACGATGCGGATATCAAACGTAAACTGGAAGAAATTGGAAAATCAAAATTACAAATGAATACATTACAAAATGATGTTCTATTGATTAACAAACACATTGCAGTATTACAAAATAAAATTGGTGATAAGAAAGAAAAACTGGATAAAAAATCCAAAGGCTTATTTCAAATCAAAGGTAAAGTACAAACTAATATTGATCGAAATCAAAAAGAGATTGACTTCTATGAAAACAACCATGATTGTCCAACATGTAAACAATCAATTACACCTGAGTGGAAAGATTCTCAATTGCAAGAAAAGTCAGAGAAAATCTTCACACAAAAAACCGGCTTGAGTGAGATTGAACAAGAGTTAAACAAAGTAACATCTGAAATAAAATCAATAACGGATATCATTTCACACATCAGTTCTCACAATGGTGAAATTATTAAACATACTTCTACCATATCAGCAATAAGCAACTACATTACCAAACTAAACAATGAGATAGATGAATTGGGCAATAAACAAACTGGTACAGAAGGTGGTGACCAAAAGTTAATTGAATTAAATACTGCACTGACTGAATATAAGAAAAACCATGAAACTAGTTTGAATGAAAAGCATTACCATGAATTTGCAGGCACGTTGTTGAAAGATGGCGGTATTAAAACACGAATCATTAAGCAATACTTGCCAATCATGAACAAGTTGATTAACAAGTATCTGAAAGCAATGGACTTTTTTGTCAACTTCAACATCAATGAAAACTTTGAAGAAACAATTAAGAGTAGACACCGTGATGATTTCTCTTATGCCAATTTTTCGGAAGGTGAAAAGATGCGTATTGATTTGGCATTATTATTTACTTGGCGTCAGATTGCCAAACTAAAGAATAGTACCAATACAAATTTGTTGATACTAGATGAAGTGTTTGATTCCAGCCTAGACACTGTAGGCACTGAAGAATTTCTGAAGTTGATACATGAAATGGGTGCAGATACAAATGTGTTTGTTATCTCACACAAAGGTGACCAATTATTTGACAAGTTTAGGTCAATAATTCGTTTCGAGAAAAAAAATAATTTTTCAAGGATTGCAAAATGAGTACAGAAGATATTGTCTTATATGACACGGAAGAAAAGGCTAAAATAAAACCTACTGCAACACAGGTTGAAACATTTGACTTGATACCACCAGACCATCCAGCTCTTTACAAAGTTCTACCCGAATTTGATTTTGAAAATGCACCAATTAATGCAAACAGTTTTGCATCTACTTTGGTAGAAACCTGTAAAAAACATAACGGTATTGGACTCTCCGCCAATCAATGTGGTTTTGAATATCGTGTGTTTGTTATGGGTGCAGGTGAAGAGTATGTGGCATACTTCAATCCAAAAATACTTTCATCAAGTGGTGAAAAACATATGGAAGAAGGATGCCTTTCATTTCCTTTCTTAAATCTTAATATCACTAGACCAGAGCAGGTAGAAATTGAGTACCAGGATTTCGCAGGTGAAAAACGTACCAAAACATTTACTGGTATATCCGCAAGATGTTTTCTCCATGAGCTTGACCACATGAACGGAATAGTGTATACTAGTCGTGTAAAACCGCTAGCGTTACAATTTGGTTTGAAAAAATTGGATAAAATTAGACGCAAATATTTTAATCCTAAAAAAATGAATAAACTTTTAAAGAAATAATGGCTACACCTATAGATTATGTTGATGCTCAGTGGGACAAATGGCAGGTACTAAATGAACCTGAACGTTTTGAACATATTGATACCGAGCAGTTGAAAGAAATCTTGATTAAAGACCTTACGTATGCATCACAAATGGATGTTCGTGAATATACTTTATATCAAAAATGGTTAGAGGTACATGAAAAATATCCAACCAGGACTATCAGTACACTGTTTGAAGAAGAAGTCCAATTAGTGGATGTTACACAAAAGAAACTGGTCGAAAAAGTTAAAAACAATTTCTGGATGCCAGAAGGTCCAGATGACTATGAAAAATTAAAACCAAAATTGGTCTTGTCTAATGGACCTTTGGCAGAAACGTGGAATACAGTTCGTACCTTTTCATCGACAATGAAGAATAACTCCAATATTGGTCGCAATCTTTATTACACCGTGGTTGATGAAAACACTGATAAGTATCTTGGTGTTATGTGTATATCTTCCGACTTCTTGGACTTGACTCCAAGAGATAATGCAATTGGTTGGCCTAGGGATGTTAAGACACAACAAGGTATGATTAATCATACTGCAATTGGTTCTACAATCGTTCCTTTGCAACCACTTGGTTTTAATTACATGGGTGGTAAATTATTAGCATTATTATGCCTTGCTGACACTGTACAAAATGATTGGAAAAGACAATATGGAGATGTTCTTGTTGGAGTTACAACTACTTCCCTTTATGGTAACACTAAGTCCGGCGGCCTATCTCAGTATGATGGTCTTGAACACTGGAACAAAATGGGTTTCTCTAGTGGTTCGGTTGCTTTTGAACCGTCCAGAAAAACAAGAGCCTTAATTTATAATTGGGTTAAAGAAAATCATACACGAAAATATTTTGAATGGTGGGAAGCCAAGAATCAAAAAGGTCTTCCACTTAAACGTGACCATAAAAATCGTACTCTAAATTTTGCGTATAGTAAGCTTGGTATTCCAAAAGAACTTATACGTACCGAACATCAGAGAGGAATATACTTCTCTCCTTTGTACAACAACACCAATGAATATCTCAGGAAAGAAATTGGTGATGAACAACTGGTCAAATCATTTGATACCAGTGAAGAAACCTTGACGCAAATTTGGAAAACCAAATATGCTAAAGGCCGTATATCAATGTTGAAGAAGAAAAACAATGTGTCTTATGAATCACTATTCTATTCTGACTTGATATACTTGTCTTGGGAAGAAACCAAGGCTAAATATTTGCCACAAGTTGGCAGATAAAAAAGTATACCGCAAATATACTTGACACACACACTAAGTAATAGTATAATATGAATACTTGCTAAACGCAAGACTTTTGTTTTTTAACTTTGTCATTAGGAGATTATTATGACTACAAAACTTTCAGCTAAAGAAAAGATCCTCAAATACTTGAGCAAATCTGAAGGCTACAACACCCTTTCTACCGCACAAGCTCGTGCTCGTTTTGGAATCCAAAATGTTTCCGCACGTATTGATGAATTGCGCCAAGAAGGCAATGTTATCTACACTAACACCAAAACTCGTGGTGATGGTTCTAAGGTATCTGTGTACCGTTTGGGTACACCAACCAAAGCAATGGTTCGCACCGCGCTTAATGCTGGTTACAGCTTCAACGCCTAATTAGGTGAATATAGGAAGACCACCTTTGGTGGATCTTCCTTTTTTTTATTTTTGGAGAGAAAATGGAAATTTCAATTAAAAAAGAAGAACTTCAAAAGAAAAGTATTTTTATTGCTACACCAATGTACGGCGGCATGAATCATGGACTTTATGCTAAGGCATGCCTAGATTTGCAAGCTATCTGTATGCAATATGGTGTTCAAGTGAAATTCTCATTTCTTTTCAATGAGTCTTTAATCACTCGTGCTAGAAATTATCTCGTAGATGAATTTTTACATCGTTCAGACTGTACACACATGTTGTTTATTGATGCTGACATTCACTTCAATCCACAAGATGTTCTTGCATTGTTAGCTCTAGATAAGGATGTTATTGGTGGTCCTTATCCTAAGAAAGCCATTAAATGGTCATCAGTTAAGAAAGCACTCACTAAAAATCCAGATATGGAAGCAGGTGACTTAGAAAAAGTTACCGGTGATTATGTTTTTAATCCAGTGAGAGGCACCGATAAATTCAGTGTTGCCGATCCACTCGAAGTATTGGAAATTGGAACAGGTTTTATGTTGGTTAAACGTGAAGTTTTTCCTAAATTCGCAGAAGCTTTCCCACAACTACGGTACAAACCAGATCATGTTGGTCAAGCTCACTTTGATGGAACACGTTATATTCATGCATACTTTGATACATTAATTGACACTAAAGATTCTGCAACTGGTGGTGGTTCTGACCGTTACCTATCAGAAGATTATATGTTCTGTCAATTGTGGCGTAAGATTGGTGGATCAATTTGGTTATGTCCTTGGATGAGAGCTGACCATATCGGTACTTATCACTTTAGAGGTGACATGCCAGCAGTAGCAAATTTTGTTGGTGAAATGTAATGATTGTTGGATTACTTGGATTTATTGGTTCAGGTAAAGGAACGGCGGGTGATATTCTTAAAGACCTTGGTTTTACTCCTGTAAGTTTTGCCAAAGGTGTTAAAGATATCGCCGCAGAAATGTTTGGTTGGCCACGGCATTTACTAGAAGGTGATACTGAACAGTCTAGACAATGGCGTGAACAACCAGACAAGTTTTGGACAGAAGAATTTGGTCGTGAGTTTACACCAAGGCTCGCACTACAACTAATGGGTACAGAAGTTGGACGTGATGTTTTTCATTCCGACTTCTGGATTATTAAATTGAAAAATTATATTCGTAATAATCCAGATCAAAATTATGTTATAACAGATGTTCGTTTTAAAAATGAAATTAAATTTGTACATCAAAACAAAGGTATACTCATAGAAATACAGCGTGGTATAACTCCACATTGGTATGATATTGCATCTAGGGCCAATATGGGTGATTGTAAAGCTGAAGATTTTATGTTGAAACAATCTGGTATACATGAATCGGAATGGCGTTGGATTGGTGGTTATATTGACCACCATATTGACAACCAAGGTTCTTTGGAAAACCTAAAGAACAAATTGATTAAATGCTTGACAACCTCTTACGGTCCAGGTATAATGAGTGAATTGAAACAAGGAGTATCGTAATGAAATTATCTAATGAGACCTTAACGGTTCTTAAAAACTTTGCCAACATTAATCCTGGCATTGAATTTAAGGCTGGTAAGAAATTGACAACCATTTCCGCAACGAAAACTGTTTTGGCCAAGGCCGGAATTAAAGATGATTTCCCACAAGATTTCTGCATCTATGACTTGAACCAGTTTTTATCAGTACAATCATTGTACAAAGATGGTGAAATTGATTTTGATGACAAACATGTTATCTTCAAAATTGGTCGCAAGAAACTCAACTATCGCAAAACTGTAAAAAGCATGATTGTAACTCCACCAGATAAAGAGTTAACATTGCCTTCTGTTGATGTATCTTTCACCTTGAAAGAAGAAGAACTTGCTTCTATCTTAAAGACCGCAAGTATTCTACAATCACCTAACATTGCTATTATGTCTGATGGTGAAAAGATTTCTATTACAACCTGTGATGCAAAAGATAATTCTGCACATACCGATTCAACAGAAATTGCTGATGGTAATGGTAAGAAATTTAAAGCATTGTTTTTGACAGAAAACTTTAAAATGATTTCCGGTTCTTATGAAGTGCAAATCTCATCTAAAGGTTTGTCTTATTTTAAGAACACTAAAGAAGATATGGAATACTGGATCGCCATTGAAGCAAAAGAATCCGATTTAACTTTTGGAGAATAATATGATATGGATTACAGAAGCAGCCAGCGGCAACAAGATTGCAATTAACCCCACATACGTTGTGGCTGTGTTCACCATTACTGAAGGCGATCAGAAAGGTAAAACAGCAATCAACTTAACTAATGGAAATGTTGTTGTTGAAGAAACTGATTTCGATGTTATTGGAATGATGGCATAATGACTAAAGTGAATACATTATTTGGTTCTTTTGATGAAGACCAATTAAAAAAACTTAAGGGTTATGTTGATGAGATTGTATTGCATATGCAACGCAATCAATCTAATGGTGAAGCAATTAAAGACATTGTGGATATCACCAATGATGAGTTGAAAATCCCTAAGAAGATTGTCAAACGTATGGCAAAAACACAATTTAAAAATTCATTTCAAACTGAGGTTGCAGAATCTAAAGAGTTTGAAGCACTATTTGAAAGCATGAACGAGGTGAAATGATGGGTGAAGTAAAAACATGGACTGATAGATTCGAATATATTGCTGTTTTGAAAAAAGAAATTCAAGTCTTAGAATCCAGACATAATCCAGATCAAGGTGGTACCGGACACATTAACACAGCGATTGGTGTTTTGAGAAATAGAGTTGATGAACTTGAACTAGATTCAATGTGGCCTTTTCCAAATGCAACAACAGCTTGAATTTGAATTCTTCTTTCCATTAACGGATCAAACCAAACTAAATTTGGATTTTACTTCGTGTGAACAATGGATTGCAGAGTGTAGAAAGAAACAATCGGCCAATAGTACTGTTGACTGGACACCACTTCTTATTTCTAGTGGTGGCACTGGTCTTACTATATCATCGTCATCAACAGTAACGGGTTCCTTTGTTTTAAAACCTGATGTGAAAAATGTTGGTAAGTGGGAAATCACAGACTCTATGTTTGTGTATATACGCACAAAACCAAATGCAGTCGTAAGATTTTTTGCCAAGTTTTTTCTTGGCTTTAAATGGCATGACGAAATTTAATTATATTATGGAGTATTTGAATGTCACAACACATTTTGTGGGTGGAGAAGTATCGCCCTAAGACCATTGAAGATTGTATTCTTCCTGATGGTATCAAGGCAACATTTCAGGAGTATGTAAACCGCAAAGAGATTCCTAATCTCTTGTTGGCGGGTTCTGCTGGTGTTGGTAAAACTACAATTGCAAAGGCTCTCTGTGAAGAAGTCGGTTGTGATTATATTATGATTAACGGTTCAGATGAATCGGGTATCGATGTTCTACGGAACAAAATCAAGAACTATGCATCTTCAATGTCTTTGTCTGGTGGACGCAAGGTCGTTATCATTGACGAAGCGGACTATCTAAATCCAAATTCAACTCAACCTGCCATGCGTGGTGCAATCGAGGAGTTCTCATCCAACTGTTCGTTCATCTTCACATGTAATTTTAAGAACAGAATAATTGATCCAATTCATTCCCGATGTACTGTTATTGACTTTAAAATCAATGGCAGTAAACAAAAGATGGCTTCATTTTTCTTTAAACGTGTTGAATGGATTTTAGAACAAGAGAATGTTACATACGACAAACAAGTAGTTGCTGCGGTAATTACCAAACACTTTCCTGATAATCGCCGTGTTCTAAATGAACTACAACGTTATAGTGTTAGTGGCACAATCGACAAAGGCATCTTGGCCTCGGTTTCAGATGTGCAGCTGAGTGAGTTGGTGACCTCACTTATGAACAAAGACTTTGCGGCTTGTCGTAAATGGGTTACAAACAACTTGGATAATGATATCACACGAATCTTTAGAAACATCTATGATGGTTTGTATGATAAGTTGAAACCAAATTCTGTACCACAAATGGTACTAATCTTGGCTAAGTATCAATATCAGTCTGCTTTTGTTGCAGACCATGAAATCAATTTGATTGCCTGTCTTACAGAACTTATGGTTGAATGTGAATTCAAATGAGTCCGTTCGACTATGCCGATTACATCCTGAGAAAGAAGGTGCCGGATGGTGAATTGGACTTCAAAGATTATGCACCTTTCCTAATCAATAGGTCTTTGTCCAA